CGCACAGGGTCCAAAAGGCGAGACCGGCGCAACCGGCGCGACCGGTCCGCAGGGCCCCAAAGGTGAAACCGGCGCGCGCGGCCCGCAGGGAGAGCAGGGCATTCAAGGCGAGATTGGCCCCGCTGGCCCGCAGGGCACAAAGGGCGACAAGGGCGATGCCTTTACCTATTCCGACTTCACGGCGGCACAGCTTGCCGCGCTGAAAGGCGACAAGGGCGATACCGGCCCCCAAGGAGAGAAAGGTGACATCGGCGCGACCGGACCGACCGGCCCCGAAGGTCCGCGCGGCCCGAAGGGCGAACAAGGCCAGCAGGGGCAGACCGGCCCGCAAGGAGAGACGGGGCCAGCAGGCCCCAAAGGGGACACCGGCAAAGGCTTCAAGGTGCTGGGCTATTACGGCACGAAGGCTGCGCTGGACGCCGCGCAGAAAGCGACCGCAGCGGCGGGCGATGCCTACGGCGTGGGCACGGCGGAGCCCTACGACATCTACATTTTCGACGGTATTACCGGCGAGTTCATCAACAACGGCCCCTTGCAGGGCGCGAAAGGTGACACGGGGCCCGAGGGTCCGCAGGGCCCGAAAGGCGATCCCGGCGAGACTGGTCCTCAAGGCCCTGCCGGGGCGGATGGAGCCCCCGGCAAGGACGGCGCAAAGGGCGCGGACGGCCTGCCTGGGAAAGACGGCGCAGACGGTGCGCCGGGTAAGGACGGGACAAACGGACGTGACGGCGTGACGTTCACGCCGAGCATGAGCGACGACGGCGACCTGTCGTGGACGAACGACGGCGGCAAGGCGAATCCGCAGACCGTGAACCTCAAGGGCCCGAAGGGCGACACGGGCGCACGGGGGCCTGCCGGTGCTGACGGCGCGAAGGGAGATACCGGACCAGAGGGGCCAAGGGGTCCGCAGGGTGAACAGGGCCCGCAGGGCAAGACTGGTCCGCAAGGTGAAACCGGCCCGCAAGGCCTGACGGGCCCGCAGGGCCCTGCCGGTGCGGACGGCGCGAAAGGTGCGACCTTTACCCCTGCTGTGTCCGCGGCGGGAGACCTGAGTTGGACGAACAACGGCGGGCTTGCGAATCCCGCGACCGTCAACCTCATGGGCCCGCAAGGCCCGCAGGGTGAGAAAGGCCCGCAGGGTGAGAAAGGCGCGACCGGCGCGACCGGCCCGCAGGGCCCCGCTGGCCCCGTCAATATCCCCTCCACCACCTCTCTCATCAAGGGCAATGGCTCGGGCGGGCTGGCGGCGGCGACGCGTGGAAGCGACTATATCGCGAGCGGCAACATCGTCAAGCAGACGTTGGTGGCATCGGAGAGCACGCCCACCGAGAACTACGCTATTAACTGGGTGTACGGTTAAGGAGGCGCGGAGATGGAGATTTACATCAAAGATGAGCGCGGCGAGAAGCACATGGTCAAGGCTGTGTACGTTTTCAAGGACGGTGCACCTGTGCACATCAAGGAAGGTACGCCGCTGCACTACGCCGTGATCGAGTACGCGCGGCTGCGCGGGCTGTCTGTGGAGGTGCGCGCATGAGACACAAAACACTCGTCAACGGCATGGCCTACGAAGTGAAGGGCGGGAAATGCCTCGTCAACGGCACTGTATACAGCATCAAGAAGGGCAGGACGCTTATTAACGGAACGGGGTATGACATTAAATTTCAAAATGGGTACACGTGGGTGCTGAACAATAGCTATACAACGCCAAGCAGTACCCTAAAAGAATTTGACACACCCGCGTTTACCTCAAACGGCAATAAATATTCAGTATTCAAGATATATGGGTGGGAGTGGATTAAGCCCGGAATTTATTACGACAATACGCGAGTAAATGACGGATACGGTTTTACTGATGAAGCTTACCGCACTATCACCTTTGACGAAGCCCCCACGGGCGACCTCTTAGCATGGCTGCAAGCAAACGCTGTGCAACAGTAGAAAGGAGTACACATGAGCATCTACATCAAAGTCAACAACACGGAATACCCCGCAGCGGTCAACGGCAACCTTGTTGACCGCAACTGGAACGGCCGTGATACCAAAACCATCTATCTGACCATGTCCTACGATGCCGTAGTGGCACTGTTGCCCGACAATACGCCGTGGAGCATTGTGCAGCGCGAGACGCAGGACGTGCTGGACGAGCAGGGCAATCCCACGGGCGAGACCGAGGAGGTCGTCAACGAGTGGGACAACAGCATGTACAGCCTGAGCGGGGCGATCACTGACCACCGCAACGGTACTGTGTCTATCAAGATGGGCAAGCCCACGGAGACGGAGAACGCCAAAGCGACCGTTACCGCCCTTGCGGGCGCGCCGGTCACATACGCCCGTGCGGTGGAGCTGCGGCCCATCATCGAGCAGGCGGCGGTCAGCCTGAGCGACGGCGAGGCGGCGACTGTGCCCGAGCTTATCACGGCATGGGCGTATCCTGTTGCTTACGCGGAGGGCGACCGCAGGAGCTACGGCGGCAAGGTGTACAAGTGCCGTCAAGCGCACACCTCGCAGGAGGATTGGAAGCCGAGCGCAACGCCCGCGCTGTGGGTCGTGATCGACGTTGCGCACGCGGGCACGCAGGATGATCCAATCCCCGCAAGCCGCGGCATGGAGTACGAGTATGGCAAGTACTACCTCGACAGCGAGGACGGCAAGACGTACCTCTGCGAGCGTATCGGCGAGGCCGCCGGCGGGAAGATCGTCTTGCAGTATCTGCCACACGAGCTTATGGGGCAGTATTTCACGGAGGTCTAATGTATGAAAATGCTGAAAGCGATCCGTGACGCGGACGCGCTGCGGCCTAACAAATTGAGCACGCCGCGCAAGGCGGAAATTCTCATGGTGCTTGAGCACCGAATTGCCGAGATGATGGGGGCGGAAGCCCCCGCCATCAAAGTGAGCGTGGAGGATGACACCGCGAGCGTCGAGGATATGGAATTGCTGCTGCCGGACGGGCACAACGAGTGTTACCACCTGTATTTGGCAGCGCAGCTCGACGCTTACAATCAGGACAGCGCGCTCTATGCCAACGACCACGCCATTGCCAACGAGGCGGTGGCCGATGCTATGGCATGGTGGCGCAGGACCAACCGGAAAGAAAGCCGGGGCAACTGGAAGGTGTGATGACAAGTGCCGACGACATTTCAGCTGGTGGAGACGACCTTCCCGAACGGCGAAGGCAAAGACACGCAGGAGCAGATCAACGGGGTCTACGACTACCTTTTCGTGCTTCTGGAACAGCTTCGGTATACGCTTTTCAATCTGGACGGGAGCAACATCAATCAGAATGCACTGAGCGAGTTTATCAAGAATATTTCCGAGCCGATCTACGCCAAGATCGAAGATACTGACAAGAACGTAAATGAAATTTCCATTACAGCGAAAGGATTAGATGCTCGACTTAGCGATGCTGAGGGGGACATCACGCAGCTTGACACAACGGCAAAGGGCTTGCAGGCGAGCATTTCGAACCTCGACGGCGCGATCACAAACATCAAGGCCGACGTGAACGGCATCCGCGCGACGGTAAGCACCAAGATCGACGCGACGCAGGCACAGAGCATTTTCGACCAGAGCGCGACCGGCTTCACGCTGGGCGCGACGAGCGGCGAGAACGGCACGATCTTCAAACTCAACTACAACGGCGTGCAGGTAGCGAGCACGGGCAGCATTGATCTGTGCGTGGATGCGGTGAACATCTATGGCACGCTGACAGCGGGTGCGCTGCGCGGCGGAAGCGTGAGCCTGCTGGCCGGAGATACCCCTGTCGGCAGCATGGATCTTGCCTACACGGGCACGGGGCAGGTCGGCGTCGGTCTGACGGCGACCTATGGTGGCATGAAGATGCACGCAGCGGGAAATATCTTTCTTGAATCCGAGCTGGGGCCGTTTGCATTGATCGGAAAAGACAATGCCAGCGACTACCCTGTCGTCTCGCTCGGCGGCGGCTATCTGGTGCTGAGCGGCAATTACACGTTCGGCGCTTCGCCGCCGAGCCACGCGCCGTATGGCACGGTGTTTTTCATCGAGGAGTAAGGCATGGAGAGCTTTTATTGTACGCTGTCGCCGGTCGACGGAGACGGGACACAGCTCAGCGTCTACGCACGGTTTACTGGCGGCGCGTCGGATTACACGTATAAGCGCTCAATCGACATCCGCATCACGGGCGTCGGGACGTTCTCGTTCGATTCGAGCGAGGTCGGCGGTGGTACGAGCACCTTTGTCGGCACGATCACAGGGCTCACACCGGGCACGACATACGAGTGGATATGCAACATGTACTACTGGGGCGGATCGTGGATCGTCTCAGATTACAGCGATTCCGGCACAGCCACGACATACAGCGGCGGCGGCAGCGGAGGCAGTGCGAAGGCGGTCATCAACGTCGGGACGTATGCCTATCCGAACTGGAAGAGATACCGCGCGATCGTCAACATTGGGACGTATTACAACACAAATTGGCTATCGGTTCGACCGGTCAACAATTACGGGAGCTATTCGCAACCCGATTGGAGGTAAAGAGCATGAATGAAAAGATCAAGCAGGAAGCGGCGCACGCGATGCGCCTGATCGGCATTTTGAACGTCAACGGCGACGCGGTGGACGTGGTGGCGGCGGTGCGGCAGTCGCTTCGCAATATCGCAATGATCTGCGACGGCACGGAAGCGCCAGAGAAGAAAGAAAGCGAGGGCCCGGATGAGACTGCCTGAGATCACGGCATATACGAACCGGCGCGTGCAGCAAGAGAAATTCGGAGGCATCAACCACACGTTCGGTGCGGCGGGCGGCGAGCTCTACGACATGAAGAACCTGTCGGCGCGATACTTCCCGCTTCTTTCCCCCCGTGCGAGGCGCTATACCGTCCGCAAGGATATGGGGACTGCAAACGGCATTTTCAGTGCAGGAAAGCTCTACGAGGTATACGGAACGAAGCTCTACGTCAACGGCGAGGAGAAGTTGACGGTCGCAGACAGCGAAAAGACTTTCTGTGCACTGGGCGAGCGCGTGCTCATCTTCCCCGACAAGATCGTGTGTGAAAAGGACGGCACGATCAAGCCGATGGAGGCGAGCTACGCCGCGGCGGGGCTGAAATTCGGGAATGGCACGTATGCTGACGAAAAGGCGGCGGCAAACAGCATCACGACGACCGGCGCGGCGTTCCCGTTCAACGTGGGCGACGCCGTGACGATCTCGGGCTGCACAAAGGAGACCTACAACAACCGCACACCCATCATCCGGGAGATCAGCGAGGACAAAAAGACGCTGCGCTTTTATGAAAACACCTTCCGCCTGCCCGACGGGCAGGAAAGCATCACGGAGCCTGGAACAGTCACGCTCAATCGCAGCGTGCCCGACATGGATTTTGTCTGCACGAACGAGAACCGCGTGTGGGGATGCAAGGGCGACAGCATCTTTGCTTCAAAGCTCGGCGACCCGTACAACTGGAACGTGTTTGACGGGCTCTCCACGGATGCGTTCAGCGTGGAGAGCGGCACGGCAGGAGCGTTCACGGCGTGCGTGAGCTATCTTGGCTACCCGTGCTTTTTCAAAGAAGACAAAATATTCAAGATGTACGGCACGGTTCCGACAAACTTCCAACTCATGTCAAGCGCGGTGCTCGGTGTGATGAAGGGCAGCCACAAGAGCCTTGCTGTGGCGGGTGAAACGCTCTATTACCTCTCGATGGTCGGTATCATGGCGTACAGCGGCGGCATGCCGCGTTGCATTTCCCGCACGCTGGGCGACGATGTGCGCCTCTCTGACGCGGTGGGAGGGAGCGACGGCCTCAACTACTACGTGAGTCTGAAAGAGGATGGCAAGGCGGCGTTGTACTGCTACAGCAGCGAGAACGGCGTGTGGCATAAGGAAGATGCGCTTGCCGTGGTGCAAATGGCCTATTCGGGCGGTATCATGGCCTTAGTAGACGGCGGGTGCGTGCTGCTTGGAAATCCGGCAGATATCCCGACCGGCGCAACACGCGAGGGAGCCGTCAGCAGCGAGGCGGAGTTTGCCGACTACGACGGCGGATCGTTTGACGCGAAGCACGTGCAGCGTGTGCGGGCGCGGCTGGAATGCGAGAAGGGTGCAACGGTCGTGTTCCTTGTCAAGTTCGACGACGGCGCGTGGGAAGAGGTCGACCGCTGCGGGGCACAGGAGAAAGACGTTTTCACGCTCAACTGCCCGATCCGCCGCTGCGACCACTTTAGATTAAAAATCAAAGCCACAGGAGAATACCGGCTCTATGCGCTCGAGTACGAATACGTGACGGGCGGCAGAAAGTGAGGGGACAATGGCAGATAATTTCAAACACAAGAATACAGACCTGACGCTCATCAACGATTCTGGCGACCTTGATCTCATCCGGCAGTATACAGAGGCCTACAACAAGGCCTATGCCGAGGGAGACAAGGCGGGCCAGCAGGCGGCGCACGACGCAGCGGAGAAAATCCGCGCGAAGTACGACTATTCTGGCGGCGTGGACGGCAGCGAGTACATCAAACTCGGCACGGGCGCGAGCCCTGCAAAGGCTGACACGAGCTGGCTCGATAAGCTGGGCGACAGCAACTACAACTACGATCAGAGCGGGCAGATCAGCGCAAAGCTCGACGCGCTGCTGAACCGCACGCCGTTTTCCTATGATGCAGCGAGCGACCCGCTCTATCAGCAGTATCGCAAGCAGTACACGCGCGAGGCAGACCGCAGCGCTGAGGATGTGCTCGGCAAGGCGGCAGTGATGACGGGCGGGATGCCGTCCACGGCGGCGGTGGCAGCGAGCCAACAGGCGAGCGACTACCAGATGAGCCAGATGACGGACAAGATTCCCGAATTACAGCAGCTTGCCTATAGCATGTATCAGGACGGCTTGAATGCTGACCGCGCCGACCTGAATACGCTCATCGGCCTTGAGGACAACAACTACAACCGCTGGCTGGCTGACCGCAACTATCTTTACCAGCTTGCGCGCGATCAGGTGGGCGACCAGCAGGCGGCGGATGCGCTGGCGTATCAGAAGCAGCAGGACAAGCTCAACTATAACTACCAGAAGGAACGCGACGCCATCGAGGACGCACGCTATAATGCGGAATGGCAGTATAAATTGCAGCAGGCCGCGCAGGCAGCGGCGGGGAAGGCAAGCGGCGGTGGCTCTCGCCGGACTTCCGGTGGCGGGACACGTAGCGGAGCTACCGGCGGAGCGATGGACTACGAAGGCCTGTTTGCTGCGGCAAAGGCGAGCGGGAACCCCAAGAGCTGGCTTGCGCAGAAGGCTAACTACCAGAAGTACGGCTTTACATCTTCGAGCGGCCTCTATTCCGACTATGAAAACTGGCTGGAAGGGCAGAACGGTGGAAGTTCAAGCGAGGGCTATAATTCGAGCAATTTCAATGCGGCTATGAGCAGTCTGCGCACGATGCTTGCACAGGGGCGTACCGATTATGCTGTCGGAGGTATTGATTCTTTCTGGGATAAACTGAGCGACGAGCAGAAGGCGCGCGTGCAGAAGATGCTGGACGAATACGGGCTGACTTACACGGAGGACTGATATGGGAAAGCTGGTAGCACTGAACACCAATAACGAAGAGAAGAAATTAAAGACCGAGCAGCCAATTGCGACCACTGTTGCGCAGGGGCGGCGCGGGAAATTGATGCAGACCGGGAGCGCGAGCGCCCCGGTCTCTTCTCCACCTACAGTATATCGCACGAGCCCGGTGAAGACGACGCCAATGACGCAGCAGAATGACGTGATGCCGAAGAACCAAAGCAGGCTTGGCAAAGCAACATTTTCAGGGAACAGGACACCCGGGAAACAGCAGAAGTATTCCGTTGGAAAGGGCATTGCCGGAGCAACTATGAAAGGCATCAACCAAGCCGCGCAGGGCATTGCCGACACGCTTGCGTTTGCGGAAGATGTTGCACTTTCCCCATTTGAGTTAGTTTCCGGGCAGCAGCTCGGCGATTTGTCGGATTCCGGTCTTGCAAATAAGTTACAGCGCCGTATTCGAAATGAGGGGCAAGAGATAGAGGACAAATACGCGGCGAATGTTGAGCGCGGCGGCAAGGCTGCGGAGATTTTTGACAAGTATGGCGCATTGACCGTCGCAGCAGCCCCGCAGGCGGTCGCAGCGGTGCTCACCTCAGGCGCGAGCCTCGGGGCGACGCCAGCGACGCTTGCGAAGACTGCTGCAACGGAAATGGCCCCGAGCATTGCAAACACGATCCGCAACAGCGTATTTGCGATGGGGAAAGACCCCCAGTATTGGCTTTCATTCTCGCAAGTCGTAGGTTCCAGTTACGAGCAGGCACTTGATGACATGGAGAAGGCCGGAGTGGATAACAACACCTCTCGCACGAAGGCCGCACTTTATGCCACAGGAAACGGCCTGATGAACGCTGCCGTTGAAGTTGGCGGCGGTATTCAGACGCTTCCAGAACAGTTGAAACACGGTTCCGCTGCGTGGAAAGCATGGCTTGAATCCGCCTTTGATGAAGGTAAAGAAGAAGTTGTGCAGGGCATTCTTGAAAGAGCGACGCAGAACGTCGCCTACAAGAAAGGCAATCCTCTCGCATCAATGAGGGATGAAAACGCCATTTTGAACCCGCGGACATCCGCAGAGAAATTTCTCGGCGGCGCAGTGGTCGGCGGTGTTCTTGGCGGCGGACAAGTTGGCGTGAATGCGGCGCTTCAATCGCTCGCGCGCTTTGATAACTCCCTCGGTGAGAGCGGGCGTAAGGCGATCCGTGGCTCGTATCAGGAGGGCAAGGACACGGCGGAGCACGTGAAAGACTTTATTCCTGCCTACAATGCGGGCGTGGAGGGCAAGGCGAACCCGAACCCGACGAATGAGACGGCCTATGCGGGGTATGTCGCAGGGCAGAACGACGCGAAGGCCGAGGCGCGCAAGAAGACCTTTGCGCAGGAGAGCGACGGAGGCAGCGGCCTTGTCTATGATGACTACGTTTCACGTGAAATGGACAGTGCGACGGCAGACGAGATCAACACCGTTGCAAAGGCGCTCGGCGTGCGCGTGCGCATGGCTGACGTGGTGCGTGGCGGCACGGCTAACGGCGTCATCGAGGGCAACGAAATCCGCATTGCAAAGGATGCGCAGGACCCCGTGATGCAGGTCGTCGGCCATGAGTGGACACACCGTGTGCAGGAGCTTGCGCCCGAGCAGTACACGGCGTTCCGCGATGCCATCATGGAAGACCCCGACGTTGCCGAGGCGGCGAACATTCTGCATGAGCAGTATAACCGCATGGGCGTTGAGATCAGCGCGGATGAAGCGCTGGACGAGGCCGCGGCGAACTACGCGGGCGAGATGATCGCCAATACGGACGTGCTGAACGAGTTTATCCGCAGGCACAGCGAAGACCGCACGCTGCTTGAAAAGCTGCGCGACGCCATCCGTGAGATCGTGGGCAAGCTGACCGGCAAGGCGAAACAGCAGGCGCAGACAGCGGAGGGGCTTTTACAGCAGGCATTTGAAGCGGCGGCGCAGAACAGCAAAAATGTCGCCACAGAGGGCGGCGCGCGGTATTCCCTGAATGAATTCGCAGACGGTAAGCGATTTGTCGATGTGCAGACGGAGCAAAGCCAATTTGACGGGCTGGATGACAAGCAGAAAACGAAGCGAGCAATCCAAGTCATCAAGGAAAAGTTTGCAGGGAAAGTCATCGGCATTGATAATCGCGTGTTCGTCAATGGCCGAAGTGCGGCAGAATATGGGCACCCGTCCAAGAATATTTCTTCCGATATCCGCGATGCGAAAATGAGGGCGTCTACGGAGTTGGACAACCTGATTGATGCAGGGACTAATTTCAGAACGGCCCCGGACGGAAAAGACGGGCATGTCCACCCCAACGCCGTAGGGGACTTTCAATACTTCGATACGACATTCAAGGTCGGGAACGAGTACTACAAGGGCACCGTTAATATCGAACCGGTTTCAAAGGGGCTGCTTCTGAAAGACATTACAAAAATAGAAAACATCACACAGGACATCAGTAGCTCATACGGGCAGAACCCGAAGTCTACATTCCTGCGTGATGCTTCTATGGATAGTATACGCACCGATGGCGAAAATGTCAATGGGGACTATTCCCTTGAGGGCGCGGAGAATGGCAAGAAGCGCTATTCACTGAAAGAGTATACCGACGAAGAGAAGAAGCAGCACCGCAAGGACGCGGACGAGTATTTCGGGCATACCTACAAGTGGGCGGAGACCGGATACATCCTGACGAACGGTAAGAAACTCGACTTCTCCGGCAGGCACGAAGGAGGCCCCGGCGGATATCGCACTGTTGACCACCGTGACATTCGTGACGCGCTGGGCGATGACTACGGCGGCAGCGATTACAGCGGGAGCATGGTTCAGTTTATGAGCGAGGGCAATATCCGCATTTCGCCGGAAAGTGGCGGCATTAACCTCTCTGTTATGCCGACAAAGAATCAGCTTGATTCTCTTTCTGATTTTATCAGCCATAATCGCGGTGAGGTCATTCTTGACCTTGATACGCCTGACGGGCAGACGGTATCAAGCACGGAATACCCGCGCGGCACACACGCGAACAAGGTACTTTCGGACATCAAGGCCTATTTTGAGGACGGCACGACGCCGCAGGTATCGAGCCTTGCACAGTTCCTATCCCTCAAGGGCACTGAGAACGCGCAGGAGATCGCGGCGCTCAAGCGTGAGAATGAGACCTTGCGTCAGCGCGTGGACTACTGGAAGGGACAGACGCGCCGCAGCGACGGTGTGCGCACCGACAGCAAGAGCGTGGAAAAGGCGGCGAAGGAGCTGACGCGCCGCTACGGGGCGGAGATCGAGGGCAGCGAGATCGCGGGCGACCTTGCGAGCCTGTATGACTACATCGCGCGCGGCGGCGACGAGACCGGCGATCTGACCTACACCGAGGCGAGAAGCCGCGCGGACGCCATCGCCCAGCGCATCGCAGAGAGCGCCATCGCAAAGGATGACGAGGTATACCGCGAGTATAGCGAGCTGCGCAAGTACCTGAAAGATACGAAGATCACGCTCTCCACCGAGGATGCGGCTGGCATCACGGACTACGCCGACTTCCGGCGCGGGCTTTTCGGCAAGGTAAATCTCGGCAAGGGCGAGCACACGAACGTCGATCAGGTCTATTCCGAACTGGCGGAAAGCTATCCCGAGTTTTTCAGCGAGACGCGCGAGAACAACGTGAGCGACCAGATCGCGCGCATTGCCGACGTTGCGGGCGAGCTTTACAACGTATCCGGGTACAATCCCTTCGAGGGGTACATGGGTCAGGCGGTCAGCTCAATATCGAATGACATTCTTGACCGCTTCTTTGACCTACCGCAGGCGAAGAAAACCTTTGCCGATGTGCAGGCGGAGAAGCTGGACGCGGCAAAAGCGGCGGGCCGCAAGGCGGCAGCGGATGCAAAACTCGCCGGGCAGATGGCACAAGGCCGCACGGATGCGGTGAAGCTGCGCCACACACAGGAAGCCCTGCAAAAGGCCCGCGCACAGCAGGCGGAGAAGCTGGATGCGCTGCGAAACCGTTACCGCGAGAAGGACGCGACGCGCCGCGAGGGGCAGAAGCGCCGCGAGCTGCGCGCGAAGATCACGCGGCACGCAAAAGACCTGTCGAAGAAGCTGCTGCGCCCGACGGACACGAAGCACATCCCCGAGAATATGCGCTCGGCGGTGGCGGCAGTGCTGAACAGCATCAATCAGGAGAGCGCCTACACCGTGGACGAAAGCGGCAAGCATGTCTATGACGGCAGCGGCACGCCGACGCAGCGCACGCAGGCATTCGAAGCACTCCGAGATCAGTATCAAGATATTCTTTCAGGGCGAGAGAAAGACGGCGACGACCTGGTCATTGACCCGTCGCTGCTGGGCACGGACGGCAAGGACGGCCTGCTTGGACAGGTTATCGGCATGAAGGACAAGCGGCTCTCTGAGCTGACGCGCGAAGAGCTTGGGACGATGTGGAAGACCATTCGCGCGGTGGAGAAATCCGTCTCGACGGCGGGCAAGGTGCTCTCCAAGAGCAAATTCGAGACCACAAAGCAGATGGCGGATGCCTTCAAGACCGACGTGAGCACGCGGCGGAAGAAGCTCGGCGGCAATACGACGATCAGCTTAGAGACGCCGTACACGTTCTTTGCCCACTACGGCGAGACGGGCAAGAGCATCTACCGGATGCTGCGCAATGCACAGGATTCTCAGGAGATCATGGCACGTGACATTGCCGAGAAGACGCGGAAGGTGCTTGGCGACGAGCTGGGCGAGGCGGGCTTCAAGGATATTGCTGGGAAGGCTATCCACGGCGACCTGAAAGGCGCGCTACGCGACGCGCGCGGCAGTGCCATCGGCAAGTGGGAGGCGGAGACGCACGACATCACCGTCGCAAACGGCGGTAAGCTGACACTGACGACGCCGCAGATCATGGAACTGTACCTTCTGAGCAAGCGCAAGCAGGCGCTTGGGCATCTGCTCGGCGGCGGCGTCATCCAGCCGGAGATCAAGAGCGCGGAGACCGGCAGGACGAAAGTGCCACGCGGCACGCAGCAGGTCTTTTTGACTGATGGCGATATCGAGCGCATCACGGGCAAGCTGACGGACGAGCAGAAGCGCGTGGCGGACGGCTTGCAGGAATTGACGGCGACTACGCTTGCCAAGTACGGCAACGACGCGAGCATGCAGGCCTACGGCTACCGCAAATTCACCGAGAAAAACTACTGGCCCATCAAGTCAGCAAAGGAAGCACTGCACAGCAACCTCGAGAAGGACAGTGGCAATGTGCGCTCCATCAAGAATATCGGCATGGCACAGCAGGTGACACCGAACGCGAACAACGCCGTGGAGCTGCGCAGCGTGTTTGATACGTTCGCCGACCATGCATCCGACATGATCGACTACGCAGCATGGCTCGCACCGATGGAGGATGCAAACCGTTTCTTCAACTTCCAGTACCGCAATGACGCGGGCAATAAGACCGGCGTGAGCGTCAAGGGCCTGCTCGACGAAAAGGGCGGCAAGGGCGCGCAGCAGTACTGGCAAAAACTGATGGGCGACATTCAGAACGGCATCGTTGTCAAGGACTTTGAACCGGGCACGGACAAGATGGGAAAGTTTGTCGGCAAATTCAAGGGCGCGTCTGTCGGCGCGAACATCCGTGTCGTCATCCAGCAGCCGACGGCGTTCTTCCGCGCGGCGGCGGTTCTCGATCCGAAGGACATGGCAAAGGGCATGACCGGCGGCGTGACGAAGGGGAGCGGCTGGGAGAAAGCACTTGAGCATTCCCCTATCGCAATGCGCAAGGACGTCGGCAGCTTTGATATCTCGTCACCGTACACGCTGAAAGACCGCTTCTACGGTAAAGAGGGCGTGACGAACAAACTGAACGACCTCGCTGGCGCTGCTGCGGGCAAGGCGGACGCCGCAACGTGGGGGAAGCTGTGGAACGCCTGCGAGTGGCAGGTGAAGCGTGAAAAGCCAGACGTCCGCGCGGGCAGCAACGAATTTTACAGCGCGGTCAACGATGTGTTCTCCGATATGATCGATCAGACGCAGGTCGTCGACGGAATCTTGCAGCGCAGCAACATCATGCGTGGCAAGAGCACCCTCTCGCAGCAGGCGACAGCCTTTATGGGCGAGCCCATCATGAGCCTGAACGTGCTGCTTCGCAGCTACGACAACTTCCGATATGAGGAGAACCCGGCGAAGCGCAGCAAGGCCCTCAAGACGCTGGGTCGCGCGGCGACGGCGCTGGTCGTTACGAATGTGGTGAATGCGCTGGCGCAGAGCATTGTCGACGGCCTGCGCGACGATGACCGCGACAAGGACTATTGGGAGAAGTTCTTCTCGGCTTTTACGGGCGTGGAGGGAGACGAGAAGAACGCGCTCGAGTTGATCGGCAACGTCGTGCTGAACGGCAACGTCGGCAGCAACATGAACCCCGTGGCGCAAATCCCATTCGCAAAGGATGTTCTCTCGCTTGCGCAGGGCTATGATGTGTCACGCCCTGACATGGAGGTCTTCTCCGATCTGATTAACGCGGCGAGAGTCTTTGTTGACAGCGCAGGCGGCGACGGCAAGAAGACACGCAAGGAGGCCACGCTCACGCTGTTGGCTGCGGCGAGCAAGATGTTTGGTCTGCCGGTTGCCAACATCAAGCGCGACCTTATGGCGACGCTGCGCACCATCGCACAGGCGAGTGGCAGCCTCGGCTTCCAGTATGAGGTGGAGAAGTTCAGTTACAATCTTGCCAGCAGCGACAACAGAAGCCGGTTTATCGGTATCCTCTATGATGCGCTGGAACAGGGCGATTACGCGACCTATGAGCACGTGCGCCGCGACCTGATGGAGCAGATGGGGCTTGACGGCGAGAGCATCCAAAGCAGCCTCAAGACCCGCTACAACAAGAAGGTCGAGAGTGAGGCCAACTACTTGTTCCCGCAGAAGTCGCTTGACCTGCTGGGCATTCGCGGGAAGTACGCCTACGACAGCGGCGAGGACGAGGAGGAATTCAGCGCGGCGGACCTGAACGCGAGCTCGTACAGCAAGTACGAGACGCAGAAGGGCGAGGCCTACCGCGCGCAGGCTGACAAGGCAACGAGCAGCGGCGCGTTCTCCCGCCTCTCTGACGAGGGCAAAGACAAGGCGCTCGGCTACGTCGAGAGCTACGCAGAGGCAGTGGCGCTGAAAGAAAATTCCGGCGGGAAGTACGAGATCACGACCAAATGGATCCAGAATGCGCAGGAGGCGCAGAAGCAGTATCGCATCGCCCCCGGCGTGTTCGCGGCCTGCAAGGCGGCGGCGAGCGAGTGCGAAATGCTGAAGGACAAGGACGGCGACAGCATCGACTATAGCAAGGGCTTGCAGATCATGGAAATGCTGTTCCGCTCTGGGCTTAACGAGCAGCAGCGCACGGCGATGTACGAATATCTGGACGTGCCGAAGAAAATTCGCCATTGGAACCGCGCGCGGGTAGACGAGCAGCTTGCAATCGCACGGAAGAAAGCGGTGTAAAGAAAAAGAGCCTGTCGGGAATCCGACAGGTTCTTTTTCCCCGTGGTGAATTTGCGGAGGCGGCATGATAGGCTCAATGAAGAACACCATAAAAATAAGGGGGCGTGAAAAATGGACAATGCAAAGCACTACGATGACGCAGAGATCGCGTTGATCGATGCACGATGCAAAAGCAATACGCACCGCATCAATGAGTTGCAGGAGCACCAAACGGCGCTTGACAGGCTGGCAACGTCGGTCGAAGTGTTGGCGACCAAGCAGGAAACCGTTGAGGGCGACGTCAAGGAGATCAAAGAGGACGTGAAAGCCATCACGGGCAAGGCGGGAAAACGGTGGGACGGGCTGGTCGACAAGGCTCTCGCGGCGCTGGCGGGCGCGTTTATCGCGTGGCTGCTGTCGGGGGTGGCCCTATGAAGAAGCTGAGAAAGCGGGACAAGTACGTCATCGCGGCAGTGCTCAACCTCTGCTGGTACTGTATTGCGGTGCTCGTATTGACCGCGCATGACAAGGTAGTGCCGGACAGCCTGACCGTCGCGTGGTTCGCCGCGTGGACGGCGGAACTGGGGCTGCTGGCGGGAATTAAAATCAAGGGAAAGGACGAATAACATGGAACTGATTCACAAGAGACTGGCAAACCTGATGAGCGTCAAGAGCATCGTAACGCTGGTGCTGACGGGCGTTTTCGCGTACATGGCGGTGACGGGCAACATCTCGCAGGACTTTATGACGATCTATGCGGTCATCATCGCGTTCTATTTCGGCACGCAGAGCCAGAAGACGCAGGACGTGATCGACAGCAAGGGTGACAGCGATGTATCACAGTAGGGACATTGCTGACCTGCGGGCGGACGTGCGCACAAACTGCGTCATTTTCCTCGACCTCTGCAAGGAGGCGGGGCTTTCGGTGCTCGTGACCGAGACAGTACGAGATGACGAGTACCAGCGCTATCTTGCTGCAAACGGCTACGCGGCAAAGACCGCGACGCGCCCGACGTTCCACGGCGTCAAGGCTGGGCTGGCGTTCGACATCTGCAAAAACGTTAAGGGGCATGAGTACGACGATCCGTCGTTCTTTGCACGCTGCGGGCAGATCGGCAAGCAGGTCGGATTTTCGTGGGGCGGCGATTGGAAGAAATTCCCGGACAAGCCGCATTTTCAGTGGGACGACCACCTCAGGTACACAGGGGGCATGATCTTGGCGGGCAAGTACCCGCCGGAAATGGAGGAGTACATGGACCAGGCAACGTTTAACAAGATGATGGACGCTTACCTTGCACAGCAGCGGACAAAACCAGTTTCGAGCTGGGCAAAACCTGTGTGGGATGCGGCAAAAGAGGAAGGTATCACAGACGGCACGGCTCCACAAGCGTTTATCACGCGGCAGGAAGCCGTGACGATGATCCAGAGAGCGACAAAATAACGGTGTCCTAATCGGGCACAGGAAGGAGCGGGCGGCGAAAGCCCACGCGCAAGCGCCTCTGCAAGCCCTACACGGGCATGGACAGTCAGCACAGGTCAATCCGCGCGCAATTATCCTCTATGGCCCCCAAGCGGGCCGTGGCGTATATCTTATCGTTTGAGCTGCCGCCCGATGAGGCGTACTGCCTTATTGAATGCGATGTGCGCGGGAAGAGCCGCGTCGAAGTCGCGGAGACACTGCACGTCTCACCGGAGTACGTGAAGACGCGGCGACGCCGGGCATACAGCAAAATCGCGGACGGCATCAAAAACACATAAAGAAGAGACCCTACAAAGACCTTTTTCAGGCTCTTTGCGGGGCCTCTTTTTCGTTATCATTGAGACAACAAAAGGAGGTGCGCGCATGGACCAGTTTGCAATTGCCGGATACAGCGGCGGAAACTGCATGATGTGTGTTATCGACAACGGTGATATTTTCCAGACCGACTATTTCGGCAACCGCCAGCAGCTCATCGGCAAGACCTCTTCGGCATACGCCGAGCTGGAAGCCACCACGCAGGAGTATTACGACAAGCTTGTTGAGCTGGGCGTCATCACTCCGCCCAAGACGCAGGAGGAGCTAATGGGCGAAATGCAGTCGGCTATGAGCGACATGGCTGCGGTCATCAAAAATCTGACCGATCAGGTAAAGGAGCTGAAGGAAAATGGACCTCAAGCAACTCTTAGCGGCAGCGGCGAGAATGTTTCCCAGCGCCGACCTGCAAGGCGCGGCGGAGAAAGCGGAGCAGGCGATCAGCGGGACGGTTGACACGCTGGAGGGCGTGCAGAGCACGGCGCGCAGGCTCGGCATTGATCCTGGTATCGCCGACAGCCTATATTCGCGCTACGGGCGCACAATGCAGGCGAAGGCCCTGTGCGGGCTTCTCGGCACGACCCCAGAGGCTTTGCGCTCTGACGCCAATAAAATACTCGGCGGCACACAAAACGGTTCACAGGCCCCGCAAAAGGGCAAAGCGGGGCACTCAACCAAATTCCCCCGGCTGAAATAGCTGTTGGAATAATTTTTGAGGAAAGGAGAATGCACCATGAACAACGATCAGAGCACCGGCATGAGCTGGCTCGCGGTACTGTTTATCATCATCGTCATCGCGGCGCTGTTTGGCGGCTTTGGCAACGGCTTTGGATTTGGACGCGGCAATATGCCGTATCCCGTCAATGACACCGGCTGCAACCGCGTGAGCAACTGCGAGGTCGAAAAGCAGGGGATCATCGACACGTCCCGCACGCAGTATCTCATCGAGCAGCAGAGCAACGACACGCGCATGGCAATCAACGCCAGCACTGAGGCGATCACCAGTCAGGCCAGCCGCATCTACGAGCAGCGCCTGCAGGAGACCATCTTCGACCTCAAGATGGAGAACCAGAACCTCAAGAACGGCATCTTCACCAAGGAGCAGACAGACGCCCTGGCGGCGAAGATCTCCGATTGCTGCTGCGGTTTCAACCGCCGTCTGGATGCGATCGAGGGCCGCATGCTGACCAAGCCCGCACTGTACGGCGTGGCTTCGACCTGCGCAAGCCAGATCATCCCCGCGTCTTGCGGCTGCAACGGCAACGTCAACCTTTAAGACCATATTCCCCACTCGGGGGACATGGCAGGCCCCTATGGCCGGGTAACAGGCGGGGCTATAGCCCCGCCATTTTTATGGAAGGAGAATAAAAAATGTCTTGTAAATCCGCTCTTTACGCTGCCATGCAGACGCCCACCGCAGTCGCGGTCGACGGCGTCATCCCTCTTGGCAGCCTTATCCGCCGCTACGGCTGTGACGTGGCGATCAACGGCAACGCTGTCAACATCACCGGTGCCGGTTACTACGATGTCGACGCCTCGGTCACCGTCACGCCTGCCGCTGCCGGAACCGTCACCGTTACACTCTACAAGGACGGCGTCGCCGTCCCCGGCGCGACCGCCTCGGCGACTGCCGCCGCCAACGGCACGGTCGATCTCAGCATTCCGGCGCTTGTGCGTCAGGCCTGCTGCGCGGAAGGGTCCGCTCTGACGCTGGTACTCGCCGGTGCCGCTGCTACGGTCAATAATGTGGCGCTGCGCGTGCAGCGGATCTGAGAGGTGCGCGATGGTGCAGCTCTTGATCGGGATGCTGCTTGGCGCGATGGTGGCCACGCCCACAGGGCGCAGCATCGGCAATCAGATCGGCGACGCGGCACTGGCGGAGATCAAAAAAGCAATGCCGAAGCCGACCGCAGAAAGCGAGGAAGAAAATGAAACTCATTGAAAAACTGTCGGCGATGGTCGACGAGGAAATCGAGGACGCGATGAAGTACGCGAAATGCGCCCTCGAGTACAAGGACGAATGTCCTGCTCTTGCGAAAACTTTTTACGAGCTTTCCGGTGAAGAGATGCATCACATGACGATGCTACACGCTGAGGTCGCCGGCGTCATCCAGAAGTATAAGCAGGAGAAGGGCGAGCCGCCCGAGGGCATGAAGTGTCTCTATGACTATCTGCACAGGAAGCAGATCGAGAGGGCTGCCGACGTCAGACGCTTGCAGGACATGTGCCGGGAGTAGACCTGTTAGGGATTTGTTAGTAACCGCGAAGGAATGAAGTGGAATATTGAAGCATTTAATCCTGTATTGTTACATTTATTCTGCTTTATTCCGTGTTATTGCAACATAATTCCGCAAAGCGCGCGTTCGTAGCTATTTCACACGCAGGAGGTCACTGGTTCGAGTCCAGCAGTCTCCACCAAAAAAGCCTTGAAACTCAACGGTTTCAAGGCTTTTTCTTTTTGCCCGATTCCGGTTTTGTTAGTAACGTGCCTGTAACAGCCGCTACGATCGTATCGGGGTCAATATGGGTGTAAATGTTTGCAGTAGTAGAATAATCTGCATGTCCGAGAACTTTTTGAAGGATCTCTGGCGGAAGACCTTCCTTTACCGCGCGCGTGGCGTAAGTGTGGCGCGTGGCATGGGGAGTCTTTTTTTCTATCCCGAGGCGGGACAGCAATGGGTAATAATCGCGCTTTCGGTAATTTTCGGGGGAATGCTGGCCCTCATAGCCGGAGAGCAACAGTGGCCCAGTCGCTTTGGATGCGAAATATGCAAAGTAAGGCTTGCCCTCGCCCCGAATCGGAATTACACGGTTACGCCCGGCTTCCGTTTTCTCACCGCCAATCACGTAGGTCTCGTGATAAGATGCGACGGGAAGGGAAAATAGCTCACCGATGCGCATGCCGGTCGATAGAAGCATGAGCACGATCTTCGCTGCGTCGCTGCCGTTGGATTCCAGCTTTTCAATATCGCCATCAGTGAAAATCTCCTTTTCCTTTTTCACGTTTTCGGGAAGTTTGATGTAATGCGCAAAATTTGTCACGCAAATCTCTTCCCGCATGGCCCAGTTTGACATTTGTGTCGCGAGCTGCTTGTATTTCGAAACGGTGGAGTGGGACTTGCTCATATGCTGGTCAATAACCGCCTGGAAATCCGCGGCGCGCAGATCGCGGAATTTCTTGTTGTGCAGCGGGGCAAAGACATCAAATGCGCGGTCATAAGATTCCACCCCGCTTGAGCCGATCTCGCGGTAGTGCTCCGCTTTCCACGCATCGAACACCTCGGAAAAGGTCATATTGTATCGCTCGTCCAGCGGTTTGCCGGAGAGCCGTTCCAGCGCTTCCAGCGCGTCAGACTTCTTCGAGTAGTATCCGATGATAACCCGATTCTTTGCGGCGACCCACGGACGCGACCTGCGCCCTGAGAGCTTATATACCGTGCCGGTTCCATTGGCGCGTTTGAGCGCCTTGCGCTTTTCCGGTACTTGCTTTTTGCCGCACATAGGACAAAACAGCGCGCCATCCGGCAGCGCTGCTTTACATTTGATGCAATTCGCCATGTTAGCCCCTCCAAAATCCATAGTCGGCGCAGTGCATATCGATATACAAGCCCCATGCAGCCAGTAACACCACCGCGATGAACAAAAATAAAATCACGCCGTTTCGGATACGGACGCCGCGCCGCATGATCTCGATCGTGTCTGCTTTCGCGTCCACGTGGCGTTCAAGCTCATCGTTGCGTGCTTGCAAAGTTTCTTCGGTTGGCGTCAAGTGTTCGGAAATTCCGAATATTTCGTCAAGGGATATGCCGAGCACCTTGCAGATCGGCGCGACAGTGTAAATGGACGGGGCTTTCGACATTTTGGAAAAGAAGTTCTGGACGGTGGACAGCGGTACGCCGGAAGCGTCGGAAATATCGTGGTAGGTCAGTTTCAATTCTTCTTTACGAAGTTTACACAGCTCTTGGATATTCATTTACATCACCTTAACTTTTCCGGTTTTCGTACTTTTCGGGTTCCAAAAGTGGGTCTGTCGAATGCGGTCGAATGCCGTCGTGTTGCAAGGTCTTGGTATTGAAGTGGTAAGGTAAAGCGCGATATGGTCAAAACAAGCAGCGGCGACCGCTCCCCGCTGCTGCTGAAAAGCCCTCGCCGGTGTTGCAGAGGCGGCGAGGGCTTTTTCAAAACTAACTATGGCGCGGATTGCTTCGGCGTTTTGTCAATCTTGCTTACGCTAATCCCAGAATGGCATACCGGGCATCCGCTATATCCAAGCCACTTGCAAAACTCTGTGTTGTGCGATTGATATGTATCTGCTGCTTCGACTACGGGACAATCGTATCTGTGAAAATAGGTTGATCCGGTTACGATATATCCCGTCGAGTAGTAAGTATTAAAGTGATACGATTGCAAATCAGAGAGTTCCGATTTCACACTGGAATTTGCGCTTTTTAGACTGGCTATCGATTGGTCTTTCTCTTTGATTTCGGATGCCAGAGCCTTTTTATCGGAACTCCATCCCGCTGCTTGCCAGACATTCCCAGCGAGGCTCAGCGCAAGAGCGACAACAAGGCCAATCACCAACGCTCGCGGCGCGGCCTTTTTAACCGGCTTTTTGGGGATGACGGCAGGTGGGTTTGATTCAGCGGTTATTTCTGGCTCACTTGGCGGTTCAGGTTCAACTTTGGGCGGAGTAATGGAATTTCGGGCGGATTGGTCGTGAAATGCAGGTTCGCCATCTGGCGAGGGTGTCCATTCTGGCGGGTCGTTAAAGGCCCCGGGAGAAAATAAAAGCCGACGCTTTCCAAAATAAATCAAGCAGAAATATAGCCAAACTGATAAGAATACGGCTTCCATTATTGGGCGACCGAAATATTCAAAGTCAAACAGGCCCCAGTGCGCGCCGAGGATGGCGAGGAAAGCGTTATAAACAATCTGCCATCCAAAAAGGGCGGAATAAAATCTGACCCCAGACCACTCCATTCTATTTAGCCCAGCGGCTGCTCCGAGCAAAAGGACAATGCCAAGCCACATATATATGGCATCTATGATAAAGTACGGTTTTGCAGCTTCGGCTGCCGTGCTAATTGCGACCGTTGCCTGTATTGCGCGGAAAAAGTTTAGGATAGCTCCAATCGGAAGGCATACCCGTATTAGTTTGTAAAATTTTAACGGGGTTTCTGATTCGCGGAGATAGCATGGACGAATGAAGTGATCTCGTATAGATTTGATGACTTTTGATTTCTTGCTCTCCTGATAACTGGATTGCTTTTCAAAATAATCGGGGTCGGTATACAATCCCATGCGCAAGACCTCCTAACATTACCTTCCCGTGGTGAATATGATTAGTTTATGAGAGATAATAGGTGAAATAACTTGAACGGAGGATACATAGATGAAAGAGCAATACGATATGCAGGGTCTTGACCGAAAGGCGGAGATTCAATACCATCTGCTCACGGAGGAAAACAAGGAAAAAGTCAATCGTTTTGTTGAGAGCTTAATAAAAGAGCAATATATTCCTGCGCCTTAACCTTGTTTTCGTCGTTCAACTGCTCGTATTTAGGAATGGGTTCGCCAATCTCGGCGGGCTCATTCTTTTTTTCTGCACCGAGAACGCGGTCGACAGTCACGCCGAAATAGTCTGCGATCTTTTGGGCGGTCTCAACGTGGACGGTCTTCTTTCTCCCCATCTTCAAATCGGTAATAAGCCCCTTGCTGACGCTTGCTTCCGTGCACATTTTACCGGGCTTTACGCCTTTCTCATCGCATAGTTCCTTAATATTCTCGTACAGATTAGACATAATAGCCCCTCTAAAATTGTGTAAGGATACAAATGTACCCCCCTGGGTAAAAATCTTCTTGAAAAGTACCCCGCTGGGTGCTATTATCTAAGCATGGCGATACCCCATCAAGTACTAATCAATGTTTGGTGGTACTTGCATTATAGTACTTTTTGGGGAACTGTCAAGAGCCTTTTGTGATAGGGTGAGGCAAACGCGCGGTTGAGAATGCGGCAGGTCGCCTTCCCGCCGTATCTCGTCACACTTTGTTTCCGCCGCGTTGCGGGTGCAGGCGAGCACCCCTCGGCGCGGTTGAACGGCTTCGTATGAGAAACGGGTGCGCTGACCGCACCGCTGTCCGTTCAGTTACCGGGAACACAGGAAATTAGGCATGAAGCCCGCGATAGCCGATGTGGCCTGCATGGGCATCACCCCTTTCCGCACGTGCAGCTTTATTCTATCACAAAAGGTTCTCTAATTCAAACTACTTGAATGGAGGGAATGACTTGTTTTACGAACTGCTGAAAGAAGTGTGCAAGAAGAAGCGCACAAGCCCAAGCGCGGTGTGCCTTGCGCTCGGCATGAGCAAAAGCAATGTGACGAAGTGGAAAGCAGGGAGAAGCCCGAAGATCGACACCGTCGTGCGCATTGCGAAGCACCTGAATGTGCCGGTGACGCGGCTGATCCCGAAGGAGTAAGGAGGAGCAAAGATGACTTGGATTATTTTTCTTTGCGTGTGGGTCATTATCACGGTACTGTCTCTGAGAAAATGCTCGATTGATAGCTCTTGGGTTCCTTTTGCTTCCGGAATGGTCGGCATAATTATTGTGATGATATCGATCATAGTGATTCTTGTTGGAGTGCTTCAAGTGCCTCAGTCTATTAACAACTTTACCAAGCAGAAAGCCTACATTGAAACGCACGAAGCGAAAAATGCCGTAGAAGATGCGGCACTGACGTCAAAGAAAATCAAGCTAAACGAATGGCTTTATGACGCACAGTGCAGCAAATCCAGATTTGGCAGTTGGAGCTTTTATCCTGAAAGCATTTTCGAATTGGAACCGATCGAATAACAAGGAGGAAGAAAGATGAAGACGATTCAGACAATGGACTTAAACGAGTGCGCGGCGTATCTGAGAGATCACGGCCTGCGCATCTCGAATGAATCATTGGCAGACGGCATTCAGCAGGGCGCGTACCCCTTCGGCGTTTGCATCGAGGGCAAGCGCAGGATCTTCCAGATCTTCACGCGGCTGGTGAACGAGTGGATCGCAGAACGCGAGGTGGAGGCATGATCGACACGTTATTTTTCGGCAGCATCGCCGCTACGGTGATCGTGCTCAACGGCTGCGACTTCACGACGAGCCTCGCAGTCATCGGCGCGTGCGCGGTGTGCAAGGTGCTGTATGAGCTGCTGCCGTATATCGACAGGGGGTGCAGACGGTGAGACGGCACGACAAGCGCACGAGAGAGCAGCGCAAGGCGGACGAGGCGATGCTTTTTGCCGGTATCTGCCTGTTGCTGGCGGCGGTGCTCATCGCGGTCTCGGCGATGATGTGATGTACCGCTGCGAATGGTGCGGGCTGACCTTTGACGAGCCCGACGGCTTGCGCAGTCGCGAGAACCTTGACGGTGAGCGCGGCTACGTCCTCGTGACGGAAAAGTTCTGCCCAGACTGCGGCGCAGAGGAAATGTATTTTGAAGAATTGGAGGAGACCGAAGATGGATAACACCCT